ATCCAGCCGCCGAAACGGCGGAATACCCGGCTGGGCGAGTGGATGTCCATCACGCCCGCAAACGTGTTTTTCAGGGCGGCGGCCTTTTCCGCCAACCAAGCCCGTACCGCCTCGAATTTCGCCTGCAATCCGTTCCACAGCCCCTGGATAATGTTGCTGCCGAACTCCGTAAACTTGGCAGGTAGTTCGATACCGAACCATGACAATACGGCAGCAAAGGCCGAATAAAACGCGCCAATGGGTGACCAGTTGAGAATCAGGCCGAGGATGCCGAGCAGGCCGCCGTCGAAGGCGGTTTTGATTTGTGTCCATACCGTGCAGCACTTTTTGGAATTTAGCCCCCTGTTTGTCGGCTGTCATCAATTTGGTCAGCATACCGTTAATGGCCGTACCGGCTACTTCCGGCGTTCTGCCCAAGCTGATGAAGGCATTCGACAATGAGGCCGTCTGCATTTCGGTCAACCCAAACTGTTTGGCCACACCGCCGACACGTGACAAAGTGTTGACGATATCGCCGGCTTTAGCCGGGCTGGAATTGGATAAATGGTTGATTGCATCACCTAACCTGCCGATTTGTGCAATCGGAATCTCATACACATTGGCCAGTTTCGCCATGCTGTCGCCCGCCTGCTCAGCAGACATATCGAATGCAACCGACATTTTGGCAATGGTTTCAGTAAATTTCTGCAGATCCTTGCGGGGGACACCCAACTGTCCTCCGGCTGCAGTGATTTTCGCCAACTCTCCGGCTGCCATCGGAATACTTCTCGTCATGCCGAGGATATCCCGTTCCATTTGCCTAAACTGTTCCGGCGTATCGAAATCCACAACCTTTTTGACATCTGCCATTGCAGATTCAAAATCGATGGCCAGTTTGACAGGAATGGCCAATGTTCCAACAGCCGCGGCGGCTCCGTACACTTTGCCCTTCAATCCCTCCCATTGCGTTTTAACCGCCTCCCGTCGGGCGGCAACATTCTGCAAACGACGATAACTTGCCGTCAGCCTTTCAACAGAGGCATCCAAACGGATATGTTCATTCGTCAATTGGCGTAGGGAGTTTGCGCTGAGGCGGTCTTTGTTGCGCACCAGCTGCTCGCCCAGTTCCGACTGCCTTTTTTTCAGGGCTTCGGTAGACGATTTCAACGTACCCATGGCCTTGCTGATGTTGGACAGCCCGGTCAAGGCTCCTCCGACGATAGCGGATACGCTGACGGTAATACCCAAATCTGATGCCATGTGCTAATATCCTAATGAGTAGATGAATAGGGAGAAAATATATGTTGGGTGTAATTGGTACACTTTGTTTTCTCATGGTGGTTTTGTGCTGCCTGATTATTGCAGTCATGGTAGTTTTCGATTTGGCGGTCGGAACTTGGCGGATGTTTTTTGTCCGCCCGGAGCCGCCTAATGGTTGGTGTCGTGAGTTGCAGCGCGAAATCGAAGAAGAACGCCGACACCAAATCTAATCACATCCCTTTCCGATAACCCGCCTTTATTTGGCGGGTTATTTCATTCATCCAATCCTCGAATTCTTCCAAATCCAAGTCATAGACATCCTGCACACTCCAACCGAACCACCACGCCATATCGGCCGCCGAATGTAGAATACGTTTTCCGGCTTCTTTGGCATCCGGCGGCGGATTTGCGCTATTGCTGTGTTTGGGGGCGAAACGTGTCCTGTAAGGCGTTCAAATCCTCCAAATCAAGCAAATCCAAATCTTCCGGCACCAAGCCCGTAATGCGGGCGAGGATGGCCAGGCCCTGTTCGGCTTCGTTTTCAATCCGGGACACCGCCCGCAGATCACCGACTTTGATGCGGCGCAAGGTCAGTTTGTCCAATGTCTCGCCAGTCGGCAGCCTCACCGGATATTTCAACTCAACGGTGGTGGTCATACCCAAATCATCCTGCAATTGTTTTGCGCTCATTTTTGCAATCCTTTTTCAAATTGGCCGGGCGGCGCGGCCTGATAAAACCGCCGGTGGTAAATAAAAATCCCTACATCGGATTTGATGTAGGGATTGTCGCTTGCGGGAGCTTTAAAGGTCTTTTAAACGGCTTTAAAAAACTATGCCCCGATATTGCGGCGGTAGGCTGCTTCCACATCCACGCTGTCTACGCGGTATTCGTTGCGCAGGGCGTTGTAGTACAGCACTTCGCGTCCGTCCAGCACTTGGCGGATTTCGGTAGCTTGGTACGTTGAACTGAACTCTGCCTTTTCTTTCGGTTTGTAGCCACCCAGCGCATTCTTGCTGAAGGTGGCGGTTACCATCGTCACCAGCGGCACCTCCTTCACGCGGCCTGTGGTGTCGTAGGTCTCCACGTTGGCACGCACCATCAGCTGCACCGCCTTGTATGGGTTGGCGGCTTTGCGCGCCACTTCGGGGAAAAAGCTGTTCCAGGTAATCTCGCCCTCGAGTGCGGACACGCCCATCGGCAGCTTGACCGTGCCTTTCAACCCCAGTCCTTTGTACTCGTCCTGCTCAAACTCAAACTCCGGCAGCTTGAACTCGCTGGCCTTGCCCAACAGGTCGTTGCCGTCGATGTAGACGTTGGCGTTGTAAATCACTTTGATATCGGACATCTTTCATTCCTTCCTTATCGTTGGCTGACCAAGTTGGCCAAATATTTGCGGGTCATCACGCTGGCATTGCTGATGCGCTCGGCCGGCAGCTTGGGCGTGTATTCGTATTTGAGCGGCACTTGGCCTTTCGAGAAGGCATCCACCAAGTCGTAGTCGTAATCCAAGTCCACGCTGTAGCCGACGATGGATTGCAAGGTGCCCAGATAGGTGCGGATGGAGCCGAGCAGGCTGTCAATCAGGGCATCATCAATCGGGCGGTCGATATACTGCAATTCGAAGCGGCGGATGCTCTCGTCGATGACGTCGCCGGTGCGTTGCGCCACTTCGAAGTTTTTGATGTGGGACACGGTCGGGAAGCAGGCCAGACGGTTACCCCAGAGGCGGTAGCCGGTGCCGTATGAATTGAACACCGTGGTAATACCTTTTTCATTGAGGCGGTTGGTGTCACTCTGCGGGTCGTCGGCGCGGGCGGTCAGCGGCATTTCGATGCCGGTCACGCCCAGCAGGTCGCGGTTGGACGAGCTGTACCAGTAGCCCTGTTCTACGTCGGTCTTCATACGCAGGCCGGCAGCGTGGGTAGCCAGGCTCTCCACGCCGAGCAAACCCAACACATAGGGATAGAACAGCATCATACGGTCGCTGGAGGTTTGGAAGTTGATACTGCCCAATGGGCCACGGCCTTCGATGGCCTTGCCGCGCACCCGGTAGGCACCGCGCTCGGCCTGCGGCCGCTCGGTATCGCTGGCCAGCTCGTCGGCACGCACGCCCAAATGCAGCTTGCCATCACGTACCTGCGCCAAGAGCTTGAGCGCGTTGTCGTAGGCTGCCTGCAAAGGTTTGGGGAACTCGGCAGTGTTGATGCGGCGGGTATGCAGCCAGTAGCGCGCGATGTCGCTGCACACCGGCCTCAGGATACTGGGTACCGGCTCCAGCGGCAGGGTGTAACGACCCATCAGGTAATCGGATGGGCTTTTAGTGCCTTAAATACTTTTAAAATCCGCGTGCCTTTACCGCTTGCCATATCAATCCTCCGGTTGCTCTTTCAGTCCCAATTTAATCGCCGCCTCGTGTGCCATGCCGCGCCGGCCTTTCAGTTGGCCGCGCAGCAGATGCTCCACCACCGTGCGCTCAAAGCCGAAATAGCGCGCCCACGCACTGCGGTTGATGCCGTGCCGCACAAAATATTTCTGTGCCGATTTAGGCGTTTGCGGATAGGGCAACGGTTTAAAATCAATTGCTTGCCTACTCATTTGTTGCCTTTCTGTGATACTATGTGTCTTTTATAAATCGGAGATGTGCAATGGCAGAAGTGCATACCCTGTTACACATGTCTCGCGCAGAAGCCGAAGCTCTTCGTCGCTTAATTGCACGGATTGACCGTTTAGAAGAGCTGACAGCCGATCCACTTCCCCGACCGGATTACGAGGGGGCTCGCCTACGTGCCCTGCAGGCGATGTTTCACGATGTTTGTGCCGTGCTGGATAGCGGGCAAAGGCAGCGTCTTCTTGATACTTGGCGTAGTCAAGTATCCGCCCCGCTATGGCTTCCGGAGGCAGATTCGGATCAATTCGATCCGGAATCATTAGAAGGTCAAGCAGGGCAAGAAGTACTTCTCGCAGCCGTCTGTTTTCTGGAACGCGTTCTGGATTCGCGCGATAACGGTTGAACTGGGTCATTTTTCGTCCTTTCCTGTGTCGGATTGGTTTTAACTGTGGTGTTGAGTGTATTATGAGATTTTAAAATCTCTTTTGCAAGGATTATTTTGTGATTTCTAAATCTCTTTTTGGTAGCCGATTGAGAAAGCAGCGAAAATTTTTAGACCTAACCCAAGCTCAAGCTGCTGAAAAAGCAGGAATTGAGAGGGAAACATGGGGAAAATATGAGCGAGGCATATTTTTACCTAGTGGAGATGTATTAATCTCTTTTTTAGGAATAGGGATAGATGTAAGCAGCTTATTTGCTGCCGACGAGAGGCCGTCTGAAACCCTGGTGCCCGGCCTCGGCGGGGAAGAGCAGGAGCTGCTGGCCTTGTTCCGCCAGTCCAGCGAGCTTGGCCGCGCCGTCATCATGAGCGCCGCCCGGGGTGCAGAGAAAAAAGAAGCCGCATCTGCGGCTGATCAAGTAGCTTGACTTTCAGAAAGATAAGAAAATATGTCTATATTTGTCATTAAGAACGAAGAAGATATCTATCAGGTTCTGCAAAACTACCTCAACAACCAAAATTATTTTCATAATGTGGATGTCCAAGTACAATCCCTTCCTAAGCTGGAACTTAGGTTGGCTGGGGATGAGTTCCACTCCAGTATCACGCCAACGGTAATGAAGGCGTTCATCGAATTGCAAAACGGCCTAAACCGTGCCTATGCGGTTGCTAGATATGGCGAAGCCAACGCTTCCCTTCTGACTAGGGAGGAAAGAGAGGATCTGGAGTTTGTTGTTAAGGTCGAAGAGGGCAGCTCTCTTTTTTCTATTGATGCCAGCGATACTTTTATTCAATTGCTGGAACGAGGAATAACACAAATGAACAGCACGCAAATAACCCTTGCCCTGCTGGCCATATCCGCCATGTATTTTGGTACGAGTGCATTCAAAAATTATTTGGCTCACCGCAGAGAGCAACGTGCGATTGAGGCTAAAGAAGCCCAAGATTTAGCACTAATTGAGCAGCTCGAATTTACATCCAAGCAAGAAACCGAGCGAGCGAAAATCATGGCTCAGCTGGCTGCTAGAGAGCCGGTAGTAAAGCAAATCAAAGCGCTTGCAGATGAGTCTAAAACAGAAGTGGTAAAAAAATTAGGACAGGCTGAAACCATCTATATTGGCCAAGATGTCGAGTTCAGCGGCGAGCAGGCAGAAGAATTGGTTAAAAATGCACGAAGGAGTTCGATAGAAACACGGTTAGATGGTGTTTATCGAATTATGGCTGTTGACTCCAGCCATCCAGACGAGTTCAAAGTAACGGTTCAAGCAATAGGCAACGGGCTTAGATTTACTGCGGTAGTACAAGAAGATTCAGTTGAGCAAAAATATCAGCGGATTCTGCAGCAGAATGAGTGGGGCAAGACACCATTATTTTTGCAAATCAATGCTGTACAACGTATAACAGACAACTCCATCATAAGAGCAGCTATTACAAAAGCTGAAAACCTCCCAGATGATGAAGAGGAGTAGTGTTTAGCAATCGTGTTTTTTAAACCCGTTTAAAAGACCTCCGACCCCCTAATCCGCCAAAATCCCTGCATCAACACCGATGCAGGGATTTTCTTATGTATATCACCATTACCGCAGGACACAGTAACACCGACCCCGGCGCCGTCAACGGCAGCGACCGCGAGGCCGACATCGCGCAAGACATGCGCAACATCGTCGCTTCCATTCTCCGCACCGACCACGGATTGGAGGTTAAAACCGACGGTGAGGGCAAGGGCAATCTGCCTTTGCGGGAGGCAGTCAAACTCATCAAAGGCAGCCGTCTGGCCGTCGAGTTCCACACCAATGCGGCACTCAATAAAACCGCGACAGGCATTGAAGCCTTATCCACCCCAAAAAACAAAGCCGCCTGTCAGCGGCTCTGTCAAGCTGTGGCCGACATCAGCGGCTGGAAGCTGCGCGGCGAGGGCGGCTATAAGCCCGACAACGCCGGCCAGCACAGCCGCCTAGCCTACGCCCAATCCGGCGGCATCATCTTCGAGCCGTTTTTTATTTCCAACGACGCGGACTTAGCCCAATGGAAGCAAACCAAATGGAGCATCTGCCGCGCCATCGCCAATGCCATTGCCGAAGAGGTTAAAGCATGAAAGAGAAAAAAACTTTGGTAGCACTGGCACTGTCTGCCGTATTGCCGAGCCTGACTCATCCCGCACCCCGGTTGGAATATTCGATCGGTTCAGGCAGCTATCCGCTTAGCGGCCGCCGCAGCGGGGGGGCGGGCGCCCGGGGCGCCCGCCCCCGGCGCGGGGCGGGCGGCGGGCGGGCATGCCTTCAGACGTGG